TAGTGGATAGAGTCCACGAATTAATAAGTAAAACACCAAAGTTTATCAAAGGAGCAACTTATAACTTCGATTATAGAAAATTTGAAGAAAGAATGAATGAATTAGGATGGGAAGAAACAACAGATTTACTAGTAGACTATCAAAAGTTAGATGGACGTATGTTTATAGGTAATGGAGAGGTAGATTATGTACTGGATGGAGAGCTTATATCTCCTAACTGGTGCACCAGAGTAATATTATAGAAAACATGGACTAAGGTGATGACAAACCTTGGTCTTTTGTGTTATAATTAAATAGAAAGGAAGTGGTTAAAATGGAAAATAAAATAGGAAGACCGTTGTTATTTAAAAATGTAGAAGAATTAGAGGGAAGGATGGCTGAATATTGGGACTACTGCAAGTTAAGCAAGAAACCATTAACATTAGGTGGGTTAAGTTATTACTTAAATATAGATAGAAAAACCTTATTAAATTATAGTAAAAAAGAAGCATTTTTCCCCTTAATAAAAGATGCAAGAGAAAGAGTATTAATGGATATGGAAGAACGTTTACAGACATCAGGACAACCAACGGCAGGAGTTATATTCGCTATTAAAAACAGTAATGAGAGATGGCATGGTTGGACAGATAAGCAGGAAATAATAGCGGAAGCAGTTAATACAAATAAGAACTTTGATGTAAGTAAGATGAGCACTGAGGCAATAAAAGCTCTGTTAAATGAATAGTTTTAGAAAGAAGTTATTGTGTACGCTGGCTGAAAGAGATTTATATGAATACTGCAAGCTGCTACACAAAGAGTTCTACAAAGGAGAAAGGCTATTTCTTAAAGAGATGTGCCAATCTATGCAAGAGTTTTATGGGAATGAAGATGAATTTATGCTTATAAACCTACCTCCAAGACATGGTAAATCTTTTAGTGCTACTAATTTTGTAGAGTGGATATTAGGACAAAACCCAAGAGAAAAGATTATATCTGGAAGCTATGGGCACGATTTATCTAAAGCATTTAGTAAGAAAGTTAGGAATACGATAGAGGAAGTGTCTGTGGATGGCAGAATAGTCTATAATGATATATTCCCTAACACTAAGATAAAATACGGTAGTGCAGAAGCTACCAAATGGCAGACAGATGTTTCTACGCAAATTAATTACTTGGCAACTAGCCCAACTGGTTCTGCTACTGGGTTTGGTTGTACATTCATGGTGGTGGATGACCTTATTAAAAATGCGTACGAGGCCAACAATGAGACTATATTAGATAACCATTATAATTGGTTTACAAACACAATGCTATCTAGACGAGAAGACAAAAAGAAAGTTTTGATTATAATGACAAGATGGAGCAGTAAAGATTTAGCAGGTAGAATGCTAGAATATTGTACAGAAGAGGGAATTAGTTATTCTCACGTAAATTTTGCAGCAGAAAATAATGGAGCTATGCTTTGTGAAGATATATTTAGTTTAGGAGATGCAGCAAAAGCTAAGAAACTTATGGGAGAGGATATATATAGTGCCAATTATAACCAAGAACCAATAGATTTAAAAGGCAGCCTATACACAAATCTTATGACTTATACAGAGTTGCCAATTGATAATATAATAACCGTAGACAATTATACAGATACAGCAGATAAGGGAGCAGATTTCCTTTGTAGTATAAATTACGCTGTCGATAGAAGTGGTTTTTGCTACGTACTAGATGTTATCTATACACAAGAATCTATGGAGATTAGTGAAATAAAGGTAGCTGAAATGATAACTAAGGACAATGTAAACTGTGCACACATAGAATCTAATAATGGGGGAAGAGGGTTTGCTAGGAATGTTAAAGCCCTTGCACTAAAACAAGGGAATAGGCAAACAAGTATAAAAACATTCCATCAAAGCAAGAACAAGGAGTCTAGGATGCTAACTGGAAGTACTGGAGTTATGCAAAACATATTCTTCCCTGCTAACTGGAAGCAAATGTATCCGACCTTCTATAAAGACATGATTAGTTTCCAAAGGATAGGAAAAAACGTGCACGATGATGCGCAGGACACAATAACAGGAGTCTACGAGAAGTCTAATCAATACAGAAAAGGGAGAGTTTAACAATGATAACATACCAAGATTTTGAATCAGCAACTAACAAAGAGAAATTTATAGTAGATACAATAAAGAGTTTTACAAGTTCTGCGTTTTTTAACGATGCTCTAATTAGTAGAAGATACTACGCAGGCGACAATGACATATTAGAGAGAATGCAATACTTCTGGGCTAGTGTTAAAGGAAGCGGGAGTTACATGAACGGTGACTTAGTGGATGAGAGAGCCGTTAGACAAGTGGATACGTTTAAAGCTAATAACACAATATCTAATAATTTCTATAAGAAAATAATTATGCAAGAAAAGAGTTACTTACTTGCAAATGGCGTCGGGTTAGATGAAATGTTCCAAGGTAAGATTAAAAAGCTGGATTATAAAATACAAAAGGTTGGGGAAAACAGCTTATTAGATGGAACTTCTTTTGTTTATGCCTACAAGGACGAGAAGAATAAGTTTAAAATTAACTCTTGGAGTGGACTGGAATTTATTCCGCTGTACGACGAAAAGACTGGAAATCTAAGAGCTGGGATAAGATTCTATAACATAGATATAGACAAACCTACGTGGGTGGAGTTGTATGAGATAGACGGAATAACAGAATACTCTATAGTTAAAGACAAGATAACACTCGCACAGGCAAAGAGAGATTACACGATTATAGTTGGTACTGATATATTAGGAACAAAGGTAATTGGTGGCAAGAATTGGTCGAAACTTCCTATAATAGAAGTTAAATCGGATGCTAGTGGCAAACCTAGATTATCAAATTCTATAAAATCTAAAGTGGACCTATATGACGTTGTAATGTCCGACTTTGGTAATAATTTAGAAGATTCTAGAGATGTATATTGGGTGTTAAAGAACTATGGTGGACAAGGAATGGAAGACTTTTTAAAAGATTACAAGCATTACAAAACCATAAAAATAGATGGAGACAGTTCAGAAGGTGGGTCAGATGCGACACCACACACTATAGAAATACCTTATCAGGCTAGAAAAATAGCTCTAGAAAAGTTGAGAAGTGACATTTACGACGAGGCAATGGCGGTTGACATTACCCTGTTAAGCGGAGGTAGTCTGACAAGCACACATATTAAAGCAAGCATGAACGACCTGGACTTAAAGACAGATGCCTTTGAAGAACAAATAGCAGAAGCCGTAGACGACATACTGGAATTGTATGAAGAATATGTTAACGGAATGGGAATTGAAGTTGATAACGAATACCAAATAAAATTTATAAGAAGAACTCTAGTTAATGACACAGAAACTATAGACAACATTGTTAAGAGTGCTATGGACTTAGACCTAAGAACTAGATTAGAGCTTAATCCACTAGTAGACAATAAAAACATCAATGAAATAATGCTAAGATTAGAAGAGGAATCCCAAGATAGATTTGATAAAGAAGTTGTAGAAGTAGTGTAACAACTGCTTCTTTTTTATGTTATAATAAAGCTATAGAAGCAAGTTAAAAGCAATAGATAGGAGAGATATAGATGGATTATATGAAAAAGAAAACAGATAACCAACTAAAAAAATTAGAAAAAGATATAAAACGCAATTTTGGTGAAGCATATAAGAAATGTGCTAAGGATTTACAAATTATACAATCTAAATTAGAAGTAACTGAAGACTTAGTTAAAAGAAGAAACTTATTAAACAGTTCTAAGAGAATACAAGGGCTTATGGATAATATGGTTATAGATATACACAATGCTAGTAAGATAGCAATAGATTCTATAAATGGAGAAACGCGTGAAATGGTTAGGAACAACTATCTTTATACTTTGTTTGATTTAGAGCAGCAAGTGGGCATGAGTATGAACTTTAGCGTTTATAATACAAAGACATTGGCTAATATAATAAAGCAAGATAGTACAGTATTTAAGAAGTTGGCATTAAATAAAGTTAAAGACAAAGACATTATTCTCAGGAGACTCCAAGGACAATTAATGCAGGGTATTTTAACTGGAGAGGGCATACCTAAGTTAGCTAAACGGATTGAAGATGTTATTCAGAGGAGTACCAGCGATTGTATTAGGATTGCTAGGACAGAAACCACACGTTCGGAGAATCAAGGGCGAGTAATAGGGATAGAAGAGGGTATTAAAGCAGGTTTAAATGTACAAAAACAATGGATTAGTGCAGTAGATAGCAGAACTAGGCACAGTCATAGGTCTATAAATATGCAAATAGTAGATGCGAAAGATACCTTTGGTAATGGATTGGAATATCCCGGAGATTCTAACGGTGGCGGAAACGAAGTTTGTAACTGTAGATGCTCGGTTGTTGGGGTATTGGGAGAGCGCGAGGCAAATGAAATCAACCTAGATAATGACATTATGAACATGAGTTTTGAAGAATGGGGTGAACTAAATGGCTAACAATAACTTTACTATAAGAATGACTACAAACAATAGAAGTACTATAGAAGCACAATTACTTGCTAAGAAGAGGCGCATATTAGTAGCATGGGGTATTAAATGGCAGGAGCTTGCAACTAAAATTATAGTTACGAAAAGACTTGTAGATACTGGAAGGCTTAAAAATAGCATGGATTATAAAGTTAAAGAAAGTAAGGTTATCGTGGGAACTGTTGTGGAATATGCTGCACAACACGAATTAGGACTTAATGGACATAGAGCAAGACCTTTCATTAAACCCTCTTTAATGGATTATAAGGCATCTTATGCAAGTATAGCAAAAGGTATATTAGAAGAATAAAAAAGGCGTGTAGGCTTATCTACACGCTTTAAACTTATATTAATATCCTATACTCCTTAAAAAGTCATAGTCTGCTTCTACTAATGTTGCTTTCTTATCCAACTCTTCTGAATAATTAACCTTGCAATATTTAGCAACACATACTTTACACCTGCTATGCAATCCATCTTTCTTTGAAGACTCTTTACTAAAATGATTTATTGGAAATTCTTTCTTGCATTTAGCACATTTCTTATTTAACATATTGTATTCCTCCTATTGAGCTAGTATCTCTAACTCCTAATACTAGTATAACATCCACATTTATAGTTGTCAATACATTTAATTTAAAAATAAATAAAGTTTTAGAAAATGAAAATCCCCCAAATGCTTTTACACATCTGAGGGCTATACATAAATAAAAAGGAGGTTTTTATTACTCTCTTAGTATAACATGCAATTGCTAGCTTGTCTACTATTATGTGCAAAATAATTAAATAAAGTTGTTTCATATCTATTTGTTAAATATTGGTTATACACGATTATGCATAAATATACACTATGTAAACGGAATCATGCATAAAAAATGTATAAAATTATTACGCAAGACTGCAAGTAGTTTCTGCGTAAAAATAAAACACGTCCTAGCCCTGTAGTTTCTAAGGCTAACCCCTATTTCGGGTATGCAAATAGTTAATAAAAAATCCCTATATATAAGAGAAAGACATTAACTATTTTAAAAATGTATAAAATGAATATGCATAATCAAGGAAGATTTCTCCTTTGGAAAGTTATGCTTTGTTATTAGAATAAGACTTAAAAGAAAACAAGATTGTTCTTACAAAGGCAAAAAAAGAAAAGGTATTAAACCTCTTCCAATTTTATTATTTCTATTTTCTCTAATGCATTTGGTTCTAAGTAATCAACTTCCAACCTGTGATAATCATTAACGTCTTTTACTTTATATTCTTGGAGTTTATAAAACATAGGGTGTTGCTCTAATATATAAGTGTCCATTAACTTCTTAGTAGCATTAATTCCTGCTTCATCATTGTCCAATAGCAGTTGTATATCATATCCCCTACTTAAATAGGTCTGTACGGCTTTCTCTGCGTTTGCAACTCCGTTAAGGCTTATTGTGTTGTATCCCATACTATAAAGCGTTAGAGCGTCGTATATGCCTTCTACAACAACTAATACTTTAGAATCATTTGCCATTAACCTAGTTGGAGCATTAGTAACAAAGCAATTGGGAGTAGCACCGTTAATTGGTTTAGTAAACCCAAAGTGAAGGTTTCCATTAGTGTACTTTTGCACAACTAACAATCCAGTAACTTTACCAGCCTGTCTACTAGTATACATATAAAGCCCTGTAGTGCGTTCTAAGGCTTTTAAATCTGAGATGTGTATTTGTATGCCTCTTCTGCTCAATAGCTCTAAGACGGCGTCGTGTTGATTGATTCTAGGTATCTCTTTACCTTGACTTGTTGTAGCATAATATATATTGTTATTTAAAGAAGTTAGTCGTGCTTGTTTAGCTTCCAGCTCTTCTTGTTTAGTAGGTGGTTTAAAAGTTGGTTTGTAATCAACTCCAGTAAGCTGTGTAACCGCTTCTAAGAACTTTATACCTTCCATAGCAACAACTAAGTCTATGGAGTCGAAGCTCTTGCCACATTTAAAGCACTTGGCTGTATTTCTACGTTTGTTATAATTAAGTGTCTTAGAACAGTCTGGACAATCCCCCATTAATGTTCTTATATCTACATTCTTAGCATTCGTTATTGCAAGTTTCATTTCTCTATCCGTCATTTTTATTACCTCCAAATTTGTTATGTTTCTATTGTATGATACGTCAATACAATTGTCAAGGGTTAACTTTATTATATTTTATCGATATAAAGTATTGACAGCTATATGTTAGTGTGGTATAATATATATATAAGGTAGTAACAGCGATACAAAACCTTTCACATTATTCAAATATTAAAAAAAAAGGCAGAATGTTATATCGGTAGTATAACAAACTGCAAACTACAAGAATTAATACACCTTGTAGTTTTTTTTATGTAAGGAGAAGACGTTATGGAGATTCTATTAAAAAGGAAAAGCGAGATAGATAAGCTTATACAAGCGCTAGAGGATGTACTTAGTGAAAATGATAATGAAGAACCTCCAATAGAGCTAATAGAAGTTAAATCTAGACTATGGAAACTGAAGAACGACTTTAGAATGTTAAAAAGAGAAATAAAATATAGAAGGGGTGCTCAATAATGATAGAAATATTAGTAAACTTAGGTCAGTTTGTAGGAGGTATATTGCTTACAATGGGTTACGTACCACAAATAATCAAAACGTTTAAAACTAGGTCGGTAGAGGACTTCTCACTGCCTTACTATATATTAGTAGCAACTGGTATAACACTTATGGAAATATATGCAGCATACAATGTATTTGTACATGGGAATGGACATATGTTCCTAGTTACTAACACACTTGCTCTAATGTGTAGCGGTT